GATCGACGTTGCCGCGCCGTTTTCCGCTGGCACCGAAACCACCCTGACCCTCGCCAGCACCACCACCACCACCACCCGTGGCAGCGATACCTCCGTCATTGGAGGAAGGTCCACCAGCACCACCACCACCGCCGCCACCCCAGATCCGGCCCCCGGCATTGGTGATGTTCAGCGTGTTGCCCGCGCCAGGGCCATTGATGGCATTGCCACCGGCCTCGGCCGCGCCGCTACCCTTAGCTCCATCGGCATCGCCGGAGTCATGGAGCCAGCCGCCGTCGCTGCCTCGGCCACCCCGACCGATGACGTAACCGAGGTTGACCAGGTTGATCACGGATCCGGAAGCAAAGCCGCCACCGAAGTCCAGGGCCGGTTCCAAGGCAGAGGTGGACCGGATCACAACCCCGGCGGCGATGGTCATGTTCAAGGTCACAACACCGGCCGGAGATCCGGCGCGGCGGAATACGTCGATGTTCGCCTCATTCACGGAGAGCGTGAGATCGAGCGTTCCGGCCGCCACCTCGGTGATGACATCGCAGATGGCTTTGCCGTATCCCGGCAGGTACAGGCCGCGGATCACAAGCGACTGGCCATCGTCCTGCGGCATCGTCGGGGTCGCCCCCAGGAAGTCGTAGAAGGCCGAGAAGGAGATGTCCCATGGCCCTGAACCGGTTGCCTGCTGGAGGTGGACGTAGAACCACTGGGCTCCGGCGGCCGGCAGGTTCGATGGGGTCTGGAGCGTGGTATCGGCAGTCAGGACGCCAGTGAAGACGTTCGCCAGATCGAAGTTCGGCGTAACACTCGCGCCCATGGACAGGGCGGAAGGGATGTTCCCCTGCCCACCATCGAAGTCCTGCGAGGCATCCAGCCGTGCCCACTGCGCGGCCGGAATACCACCGAGCGCCGCGGAGTCTGCGGCCTGGTTCGGAAACTCCGGTTGCACGGACAGGACATCGGCGCCATCGGTCACCACGAGGGTGCATACGCCATCAGCCAGATCGACGTCATCGTTGCCGGTGTCGGTCGTGACCGTGATGGTCGAACCGGTGTTGTTGCGGATGATGTACGACTTGGAGACCTGGGGGATGATCAGGTTGCGGGCCGCGCCAGGGGAACCGATGAGGTTCAGGAAGGCGTAGCGGGACTGGTCCTCGGCGCCATTGTTCGTGGTCAGCGTGACATCTACTCCGGCGATGGTGATGTCTACCGCGCCGGCGACGGCCTTCTCGATCAGGTTCAGCGTGTCGCTGTTGAGCAGCCCGCCCCAGGTATCGCGATTGGCACCTGTCTCCTGGAGGCGAAACCGCAGTCGTGACGTGAATGTGTCAGCCATCGTTCACTCCTCACTCCGCGCCCTTGGCAGGCTGCGCGGCTCGCTTGTACGGGGCGAGCTCACCAGACCTTTTCAGGCGGATGAGCTCGGCGGTCGTGTTGGGGAGCAATTCCTCGTAGTACTTGGTCTTCTGGTCGCCGTAGCGATCATCGGCCTTGAGGTAGTGCTCCGATTCCATCAGTACCGCAGCGAAGAGGGCGTCCGGGCAGTACGTGCCCAGCCACGAGGTCTGATTGCTGGAGGTCAGGCCGGTGGGGCGCGCCACATAGCGCACGGTGGCAGTGTACGCGGCGTCCGCAGAGGGCACCACGTACCAGTTGGTCTCGCTCAGTTCGGCGAACATCTCGGGTTCCGCCCGGTCGGCCAGAGCCTGGGAGGGATAGGCGGCCACGCAAAAGTCGTAGCTGCGCTGCTTCAGGTACTTGTACGGGACGGCGCTCGAGACGCCCACGTTCAGGTGGAAGGATCGAACCACCATCAGGGCAGCGGGTTTGGGCACCTCGCGCGTGCCAATCGTGATGGCCACGGTAGAATCCACCACCTCGAAGATTTCAAGGTTCAGATCCCGGACGAGTCGAAGTTCCCCCAGCGCCAGGAGGCGAGGAAGGTTCGTGACGTAGACCGGATTGGTCTGCACCGGCCAGTCCTGCAAGGCCTGGATGATGGTGTTGTAAGTCCATGCTGCATTTGCCATCGTTCATTCCCCTGTCAGATTCCGCCGTAGTTGATCCGGCGCGCCACAGCCACCCCAGCAAACACAGAGTCACCGGCGCTCGAGATGACCAGGGTTCCGTGGGTATGCATGTAGCCGAAGAGTGACTCGCCCGTGATGGTGTCGTAGCCGACGAACACCACCAGATCGTTCACCACTACGACGTCGATCATCGTGAAGTTCAATCCCGGCGTGACGGTGGTCCAGGTGATGCCATCGGTCGAGTAGTAAAGCACCTCGCTCTCAGGAAGCACGGCAACGAAAATATCTGTGCCGTTTACCGACCCCCATGAACATCTGGGAGCTGTAGCCGAAACTCCCCATGGAGTGGCTGTCTCGGTCCAGTTCGCTCCGTTGTCGGTAGACCTGAAGATCGTGAACGAGGTAACCGCAAGAAGCACGCCGCTGGCGCCTTGAACGAAGACACCACCAGATCCACCGGTAGCGGCTGATTCGATCAGCTTCGTCCAGGTATCGGTGCCAACTTCATAGTTATAAATCCCTCCGAAAGGATTCCCATCTCCAGGGAAGTCTGACCAACCGACTATCGCCAGGACATTCAGCCCGCCATCCAGCACGATCGTGTCGAATACCTGTGAATTGAACGGACCGTTGTAATCAGGGATGAAAACGACGTCCACGCCTGGGTTTGTGACTCCATCGAATGGCGCGATGCCTGCCAAAAGCTGATTCGATCCAAGGCTCAGGAAACCACCGAGCCACATTTCTCCATTACCTGCAACCACGGCTTTGACGCTGTACGGGAAGAAATCAATATTCCCTTCTGACGGCAGTTGAATGCCGGAAATTATTCCCTGCCCGGTGCCGTCGTGGAGCGAGTAATAGACAGCGTTCGAGGAGCCATACCCGGTAACCCAGAACAGGTTGTTGTTCACCCAGATCAGCATGTCTCTTGTAGCGGACAAACTGCTCCAGTCCGCAGCGCTGTAGAAAACCTGGTCATGGGCATCCAGCAGGTAGTCGGGTGAAATCGTGTTCAGGATCAGGTTCTCGGTGGCAATCCACCTGACATCGGCCGAAGGCACGAACACTCCGCCGGTAATGGTCACCGCATCGATGTTGGAGCGCACCTCGTAGACGTCCTGCCCTTCGGACTCGAGGCCTGAATAGGCCACCACGTAGTAGGCAATGATGTCGCCATCGACATAGGCGTCGTTGTCGGTGTACGTCAGCGTCTCGGTCGTGATTGCACCGAAGTCGTCACGGATCACTGGGAGCGTGGTCACGAGGGTGTACGCGCCATCGTTCACGGAGCGGTAGAGCCGGTATCCGTTGATGTTCAGCACCGGGCTCGAGGCCGCAGTCCAGGTGATGATGATCGGGTCCAAGCTCGTAGCCTGGTCCGCATCCAGCACCGGCGCGGTCATCGGGTAATCCTCTGGCGACGGGCGCCACAGGGATACCGGGTCATGGATCGCGTGGAGGCGCTCTTGTGGGTGCTTGAAGTCGAAGCACTCCACATGCACGCGCAGCATGGGGTATTGCTCGTCGAAGACCAGGTCGATCAGTCGATCGCGCTGGCCGCACCGTTGGCAGATTCCCCATGCTCGGTCGCCTTTGGCGTACCTGACGGCCATGGGTCACCGCCCTCGGATCATCAGGCGGATGTCGCTCCGGTCTCTGGCTTCCTGCATGGCAAGCTGCAACGCACCACCCTTGGGGCTGTTGCCTGGGCCTACCGGGTTGCCGCAGTAGATGGTCTGGAGCTCGGCGAAGCGCTCCGGCTTGAACTTCTGGGCAAGGCGCGCGGCCAGGCCTGACACAAATGCCTCTTGGGAGTAGTAGGGCATGTCCAGGGTGTTGCCCAGGGTGCCGGCATCAGACAGGCGCACCAAGTAGTCGTACACGAAGGTATCGGTACTGTTCTCCATCGCGGGCCAGACGTACACGCGGACGCGATGCACGCCTGCCACCATGATCCGCTCGACCCAGAAGCTCGAGGGGCGGCCTGTATGGCTCTTTCTGACAATGGTGGTGTAGTCCTCGCGGGAGATACGCACGCATGTGGTGTCGCCGTAGCTGCGGCGAAGCACCATCGTGAGGATGTCCTGCAGTCCGAGGTCGGTTGGATCGAAGAACGTATCGCCCGCAACCGCTGTGTACGTCCCTTGGCGCACCTGCCAGTTCTTGATTCCGAGCGCTGGCCACTCGCTCCCGAGCATGAAGCGGATCGAGCGCAGCGCAGAGTCGATATGGTCTCCACCGATGGAAGATGGATGGATCAGGGGGCCGCGCTCGAAGGCCTCCTCGAGGCATTCCAGGATCTTGGGGTTGAAGTTGTAGGTCCCTGGGACGGCCATGTGTCACTGCCAAAGCGGGAAGTAGTAGGCGTTGCAGGAGGGCGTGCATACGACGACGCGCGCCCACAGGGAGGGTGAAGTCGTTCCGCTACCGGGTTTGTTGGTGGCCGAGAAGGTCGCCGTCTGGGATCCGGTCTGCGTCATGCCCGCCAGGAACACGTCGCCATTGGAGGCCCCGGAGCTTCCGATACCTGGGCCGATGGTCAAATCCCCGCCCGTACCGCTGGTGCTGTTGCCACCGCGGGCGAAGAACCCACCGCCGCGGCCGACATTGGTGTTGTCGCCGCCATGGATTCCGATGGTGATAGCGGCCGTGTTGTCGCTGCTGTTCTTGCCACGGATACCACCAGAGGCGAACACGATATTGTTCTCCTCGCCGCTGGTGCCCACCGAATAGGTGATGTTGTTGGACGAGGTGGTGCCGTGCGCGCCGGCGCAACCGCCGCTGCCGTTGTTGATCTGGAACTCGTTGGTGGCGCCGGCCGGGGTGCAGCCTCCACCACCGGAGCTCGAGGTGCCACACGAGAGCGTGTTCGTGCTCGAGTTGTAATTCAGGTGATTGCCGCCCGTGTCAGGGCAATTCGGGACGGTTACCGGCTGGATCGTCGTGCCGTCGCTGATCAAGGCCTTGTCATCGCCAGGGACCGTGGACACGTAAAGCGTGAAGCCCGCATGGGCGGGCAGCGAGAGAGCCAGCAGAACCAGGGCAATCAGTCGTGAGGAACGCACGGAAGTCTCCTTACGAGGTGGTCAGGGCGATGGTGATGTACTGCGTGGTGCCCGTCTTCAGGAACAGGATCCGCGTGTACACGTTTCCAGACTTGGCAGGGATGCTGTACGCCGCATTGGTGCTCAGGAAGTCGATCGCCCAGCCGGATGGCGGATAGACCGATAGGGCATTCGCCCCGAAGTTGGCCACCATCACCAGTCCGCCCGTGGTGCTCGGCAGGCGCACGCCAGCCCCTGACGCCACCGTGATGATGCTGTTGAAGTCGTTGGTCAGGGCGGTGGCGTTCCCCTGGTTGGAGCCAGCCCCATTCGGCGCCGCGAAGGAGAACGTCGGAGACCCGCCGCTTCCGCCGGAGCTCGTGCCGCAACTGATCGTGTTGGTCGAGGCGGTGTAGTTCAGGTGGTTTCCACCCGAGTCCTGACAGTCCCCGACCGTCTTGCTCTGCCAGGTCGTGCCATCCCCCACCATGAGGTTGTCGTCAGTGGCCGCGGTGAGGTTCGTGCCTCCATTGGCCACAGACACAGGCGTGCTGATACCGCCGCCGCTCGCGCTGACGATCAACTGCCCAGCGGTAGCCGTGTTGAAGGTGACATTCGTGCCAGCGACCAGGCGCCTCGAGTTCGTCAGTGTCGAGGTCTCATCAGCGGTCGTGACGTACGTGGAGGTGGTCGGAGCGCCGCCACTTCCCGTGGAGATGGACGCACAGGCGATGGTGTTCGTGGAGGTCGAGTACACCAGCCCATGCGCCCCGTCGTTCGGGCAGTTCGGAACCGCGACAGCCTGGATGCTCGAGCCATCGCTGATCAGCGTCGTGTCGTCGGCCGGGACCGTCGTGACAAACAGGGTGTTGTCGGCCGCGCGCGCCAGCAGCGGCAGCATCGAGCAGACGAGCAGCAATGTAAGACGAAGCGGTCGCATGAGAGCTCCTTAGAACAGGCGGGCGGTAACGGCCTTCTGGGCTGATATGTAATCGATCTCGCAGTTGCGGCCCACGGCACCTGCGGACTTCAGGTTCTTGATCACCAGCATCATGTACTGCGTGGTCGAGTTCGGAATATTGGTGGTGTTCTCAGCCACCTGCGTGCCGTCGATGAACATCGTCACCGTCGTGGTCGTCGCAGTGATCTTCAAGTCGTAGTACGTGTTGGCTGATGGACCAGTCGCCGCGGTGGTGTTGGTCGGAGTACCCGCAGCGGAGGTCGAAAGCTGCCAGCGCACGGCCGCACCGGTCCAGATCATGCGACCCAGCACGAAGTCGTTGCCGAACGTGGTCGAGTTGGTCGCCATCCCGAAGCTGCAGGAATGCGTATTCGTGCCATCCGGAAGAATGGGGAAGCGCACAACTGCGTGGTACGTCAGGACGTTGGTTGCATCGAGCCCGATGCCATTGCAGGCGGTCTGGCTGTAGCAGGCGCTCATCGTCGCCGCATCAGTGGTGCCAGTGCCGCCGTTAAGCTGCATGACGCCGATGTGTCCGTTGTCCACAGCCGAGAATCCGGATGTCCCAGCGCCGGTGGCGGTGAATAGCCAGTTGCCTTGAGTCGCCGAGGTGGTACTCGGGAACACCATCATCTCGTCGAAGAAGTACCAGTTCGTCGAAGGATCGGGGAACGAGCTACCGCCGCTCGAGGTGGTGCCACACGAGAACGAGTTCGACGCCGCCGTGTAGTTCAGGTGGTTGCCGGCAGCATCCGTGCAGTTGGGTACTGCAACCGATGCGTGCGCGGAGCCGTTGCCCAGCGGTAGCGTGTCGTCCGTGGCCGTGGGCAGGGAGCCAGCCGCGCCAAAGTTGCGCAGCGTGGTCTCAGCCGCATAGGAGCCGAATGACAGCGAAAGGGCGACGCCCAGCAGCACCAGGAAGGCACTGCGCGCTTTGTTCATGATCATTGGAGCTCCTTATCCGGAAATCGACAGCATGGCCCGCATCACGACGTCAGCGCTCTGCGAGTTCACCTTGAGGCGGATGGCAGACCATGGGGTGTCGTTGTCGCTCGTGACGTTGCCGGTCTGTGCGGCCAGCACACTCACCAGGTCATCCGGATAGTCACCATGGACCTGATCGCGGTTCATGTTCTGGCTAGTGGCCTCCAGATCCCAGTCCGCTGTGCCCGCGAGGAATACCCGCAGCTTCCAGGTGTACGTGTCGGAAAGATTTCCGAGGTGCATCCAGGAGGTGTACGAGGTCGCGGTCCAGCCCGCTTCCACCGCGGCGCCGGTGGCCGCATCCACTGCGATGCGGGTCACGGTCTTGAAAATCTTGTTGGTCTCGACCGTGCTGTTGTTGACGCCGGTCACCGTGTCGGTGATCGGAGTGTCCTTGCGGTCAGTGCCGTAGACCGTGAACACGCGCGCGGCGATGTTCGCGGCGGAAAAGATTGCCGCAGGTCGTGGAGGCGTGAAGGTCGCGAACCCTCCCGAGATGCCTACACCGTCTAGGGTCAAGTCCACAGCACCACCGGGGGACTGGGACTGTGCCAGGCCGTCTCGATCGAGGGTGATCGCAGAGGCCGTCCGTTCGAATATGCGCATCTCGTACTCCTGTCGGTTCAGCCGACTCGAGGGCGGTAGCGGGGGTGGGATTCGAACCCACGACGTCCTGATTATGAGTCAGGCGTTCTACCACTGAACTACCCCGCAAACCGTTTAAGCGTTGAACTGGGTGGCTCCGTAGGCGGCGGCCTTGTTGTAAGGATCGGAGCAGTACACGAGCGCGCACACCACGTTCGATCCGTTCAGCGCTCCAGCCGGGGCGAAGGTGCCGCGGATGTCTCCCGTCAGGGCCGTGGGGGTGGTCGTGTCCGAAGGCACGAAGGTGCCCGCATCGATCGCGTTGGCGTGGCGCGCGGCCAGCAGGTGGGAAGCCGTGACCTTCACAGGCAGGCCCAGCACAGTGCCGGTGCCGACCGTCGCAGCAGTCACCGCAACGGAGAAGTCCACAGCGGTTACCGTCTTGAAGGCCTTCTTGCCAGTGAACGAGGTGCCGGAGGCTGACGATTCCTTGAGGGTCTCGCCGTACTCATCGGTGCCAGTGACTGTGATAACCGCAGCGGTGGTCCATGCAGCGACCACGTTGCGGGGTTTGTCCAGGGTGGCTACACCTCCGGACGCCAGGGCGCCGTTGATCACGCCGGTGGCCGGTGGGGTCACACCCTGGGATGCGCAGATGTTGTTGGCCGCGGCCGCCGCAGGGGCGCCGAAGTCCACGACGGTCAGAAGATTGACCGGGATGCCGCGCTTGCCGTCGAAGGCGCGACCGAATGCCGCCTTGCCGTAGTAGAGCAAGTTGGCGATGGAGAGGTTCTGTCGTGACATTTCCTGATACTCCTCGGTAGGAAGCCCTGACCTTTCGGGCAATCAGCGCCTGGTCGAGAAAGGAGCCGGGCGGCGAAACCCGGCTCCCCTTGGTCACTTGCAGTCCCGGGCTAGATGTCGCCCGAGCCGGCAGCACCGCGCCAGTTGGACCAGCCGAACGCATAGCGCTCGCGGCCCTTGAAGCGCAGGTTGCCGGTGCTGAAGTCGGGCTCCATGCCGCGCTTCATGCCGACACGCTTGAAGTGCTTCAAGCCGTGCTTGCAGTTGGTCTTCACGAACCACTTTTCCGGATCCGTCAGGTAGTGGTTGATCGAGAAGTTCTTGTACGTGTTGCGCTGCTTGAGCGCGTTCACGTTGTTGCTGTCCGTATCGCTCTGGTAGTTGGACTCCAGGATACGGGTGCAAACGAACTCGAGGTCATTGGGCAGGATCAGCCCCTCGATCATGTACTTCTTCGGGATACCCCGGTCGTCAGTCCAGTCGCCGATCTGGATCGCGAGCTCCTCGAGCGAGGACTCCGCCAGTTCGGCCGGCGTGGCCAGCGTGTTCGACAGGGTGCCGCCGCCCGCGAGCGGATGCACGGTGCTGAACAGTGCCACGTCGTCGCCACCCGGGAAGAGGGCGTCGTAGCCGTTGTTCAGGACGTTGGCGCCTTCGACTTCCTTCGTGTACTGGAAGGACTCGGCCATCGAGGCGGACATCTTCGAACCCGTGTCGCCATACAGGCCGTCCTCGATCGCTTCCTCGGTGATCGAGAAGGCGAGCGCAACGGTCTTGTTGACGTAGCGGAACGTGTAGCCCTCGAAGCCCTCGTCGTAGGTGATCTGGTCGCCTTCGGCTTTCACCGCGGCAGCGCCCAGGCCCACCATGAGGACGTCTTCCTCGTACGCCTTGTTGGAGTTGAAGACGTCAAAAATCTTCCTCCACTCTTCCGGCCACGAGTCGTACTCCAGACCGAAAACAGCATTCAGGCCCTCCTGTAGCTGCTTTCGGATGTCACTGCGATTCATCATTTCAGTGTCTCCTGAAAGGGGTAGGGAGGATCAGATGCCGGTCATCACGCCGCGACGGTAGTGCTCGTTGATCTGGACGAGCACCTTGGCATTCGTGCCGAAGGCGTTGTCGCAGCGCTCAATGAGATCCACCATCAGAAGCTGTGCTGATGCGGTCGAGAGGGAGGTGATGTCGAGCTGCATGCCGCTCTGGCCGCTGGAGTTGTTGCCAGCAGTCGCGAACGTCACGTCAGCAAAGGCACCGAGGTCGGCCACGACCAGCGCGGTCGCCACCTGGATCTCGAACAGAGTGTCCGGATCGTCGTAGACCCAGGCATCAGCGGTCGTGCCCGTCTTCAGGGTCGTGCCAGTTGCCCAGCGCGGCCGGAACTGCACGTCGCCGTTCGAGTCGATGTATTGAACGCCGTCGAACACGCCCAGAAGAGACACGGCGGCCGCGGCCACGTTGATGTTCTTCGAGGTGTTGACGGGAATGACCGCGTCGCCGCGGTAGATGTTGCTCGCCAGTGCGGATGCAATGTGGTGCCGGCTCAGGCGATTGGCTTCACCGCCGCCGCCATGACGCACCACCTTCATTCCGCTCGGAGCGTTTCGATTCGCCATTGCTGTCTCCAAGTTGAGGGTTGGTAGGCCTCACCTGGTTGCACATGGCGAATTACTCGCCGTCGTCGCCGCGGACTCTTACGCTTCTGCGCCCTGGGATGTCGGTGTGGGTCTTGACGTTGATACGCGCCCGGAGCCCCGTCTTCTGTCCCATCTCGCGAAGTGTGTCGTTGACGCCTTTGGTCTGGCGGATCGTTCTGCCCTGGTATTCGGCATTGCGCTGCTCCACCAGATCCTCGTGCAATTTCATGAGGACCATATCGTCATTGCCGACAACTTCGCCGTAACGGGTGAGGGAGTAGGACGGCAGTTTGTACTCTTCCGGCAGTTCATCGTGCCGGCAGAGTTCCCATCCCTCACGGAGTCGAGCTTCCACGTTACGTCTATCGCCGCGATTCTTGCCATCGATCCGGTTGTAGCGAACCCGGTGACCGGGAATCACATCCACTGGAACTGATGGAAGCTGCGATGGCCTTTGCCACTGGCGGCGCGCGGGCTTTTTAACCCGGTTGACCTCGGCAAGCCTGGAACTGGAACGTCCCCGGCCGATAGCCTCGGTTCCGGTGGAATGTACAGCGTCGTCAGGCGTCTGTCGAGCCTTGAGCGCCGGCTGGGCCAGTGCGCGGCGGCTATCGGCCACCTTCGCCTTGGTCTCTTTCACGAATCCTGTGCTGCGTACCACGGCTCAATCCTCCTGATCGGTAG